TACTGGTCTTGGGATAAGGGCTGGAGATGTAATTATTGAAGGTGGCTTGCACCACGATGGAGTAGGTGTTACTGATGGTGCTGGAAGAATTATTTTTAATACGGCAGGCACCGAACGAATGCGCATAACGAGTGGGGGGGATTTCTATATCGGAACTGGTGCAAGTGTAGCTTCCTCTACACAAGGTGGCGCATCTTTTGTGGTTGATACTAATGATAGGAGAACACTTTTATTATCCACACAAACAACATCAGCTAATAGTTTAGTAATTTTTTATAATACAAATGGTGTAGTAGGTACAATTAGCACAAGTGGCTCTTCAACTGCTTACAACACAACTTCTGACTACCGACTAAAAGAAAACGTAGTGCCTATGGAGGGTGCTTTAGATAGAGTAGATGCGCTAAAACCAAGTCGCTTTAACTTTATTGCAGATACTAACAGAACAGTAGATGGATTCCTTGCTCACGAGGTTGCCGAAGTAGTACCTGAAGCTATTAGCGGAGAAAAAGACGCTATGGAAACTCAAGAGTATGAAGTATCTCCTGCTGTTTATGAAGATGTAGTACATCCTGCTGTAAAAGAAGTGCTAGATGATGATGGCAATGTAGTAACTCCTGCACAGGAAGAATACACAGAAAAAGTTTTGGTTAGTGAAGCTGTTATGGGAACTAGAGAAGTTCCTGTTTATCAGGGAATCGATCAAAGCAAATTAGTACCACTACTTACAGCAGCTTTGCAAGAAGCTCATACTTTAATTAAAGAGCTAACTGCTAGAGTAGAGGCTTTAGAAAGTAATTAGTATCTTTGAGGATAACTCAAAATTTATAATTATGAAACTAGAAGAAAAAGAATTACAAACATTAAAAGAGCAAGAGACTAAAAAGAATGTGATCCTAAGAGATTTAGGCATCCTAGAAACTCAAAAGCACTCTTTGTTACACGCTTATGCTGCAATACAAGAACAGCAAGAGGGAACTAAGAAAGAGCTTGAGGAGAAGTATGGAAAAATCTCAGTCAATTTAGAGGATGGCTCTTATGAAGAAGTAAAAGATGAATGATATAAAGATATATGCCTTAAACATAGCAGCTCTGCTTGTAAGTAGTGTAAGTGTTATTAATCCTTACTTGCAGACTGCTTCTTTGTTACTTGCTATAATTTACACAATAATCCAAATATACCACAAACTTAAATGAGCGGAATTGATATTAATGGAGATGGCAAAGCAGACTTTTCTATCTCAATAACTCAGATTATCACTATAGCAGCTATGTTTGCTTCTATTGTCGGATCTTACTACACTTTAAGTAACAGAATTGCTATTCTAGAAGAAGAAGTATCTAAGCTAAACTACAATCAAAAGGAGTACACTTGGAAAGCACAAAGAGCTTTAGAGGCAGATGTTAAAGAGCTAGAGCTAGAAATGAGAGCTTTTATGAAAGACATAGAGTATCTTCAAAGAGAAAAAAGATGATTAAGAAAATAGCTAAGAAGATTAAATACTGGTTTATAGAAAGAGCTGCAAGTGGTACAGCTTTTGATTATTTTTTGATAGGATTAGTAGGTATGCTATTCTTAATTTTAGTTAGCTTAATTGTTGAGTATGTATGATCTTAAACACTTTTCGCTCTCAGAATTTGACTCTCCTGATCTTAAAAATAGTGGTGTTAATATGGATGCTACTTTTTTGGAGTTGCTCGATACAGCAAGAGATAAAGCAGGAGTACCATTCAAGATTACAAGTGGTTACAGATCTAAGGAACATAATGCAAAGGTCGGAGGAGTTGAGAACAGCTCGCACCTTAGAGGATACGCTGCTGATATTGCCTGCACCTCAGGCTCACAAAGATGGCAAATAATTAATGCACTTATAGAGGTAGGATTTTCAAGAATAGGAGTTGCTAAAACTTTTATTCACGTAGATAATGATCCTGACAAGTCTAGTGCTATTTGGACATATTAATGGCTGAAATAAAAAAATGAGTAAGAAGTTTAAAGATACAGCAGTAGGAAAATTCTTGCTTCAAAAGATACCTCAAGTGGTAGGCAAAATAGCTGAGGACACTCCAGTAGGATCGGTTATAGAAGCTATCATAGGCGGCTCAGATATGCCTCAAGAGGATAAGGATGTAGCTTTAAAAAAACTAGAATTAGAAAGAACAGAGATAGATGGAATCACTCGCAGATGGGTGGCTGATAGTCGCAGTAGCAGTTGGCTTGCTCAAAATGTGCGACCTCTTACTTTAGCTTTTCTTACTGTGGCTTTTGTAGTAGGATGGTCTATGCAACTAGAGGAGCTAGAAGTAGTAAAAGAGCTGCTTCAAATTGTTTTCATAGGCTACTTCGGATCAAGAGGAGCTGAAAAGATACTAGGAGACAAGCATCACAAATAAGCTCGTAGAAGCATTTTAAGGTACTTTAGAGCGACTTTTAGTTGTTTAAGGTGTCTGAGTATTACTGAGCAAGAGATAAGCTCTTAGAGAGGCTCTATTTAACTCTCTTATCACAAACCTTAAAATTCCCTGCTACTCTTAGAATAGCTAGTAGCAGTTATATAGCTACTCTAAGGATAGCTAGTTATTAGTTATTTAGTTATACTATAGAGTTACTCTTAGAATAGCTACTCTTAGAGTTACTCTTAGTAGCTACTTCTTAGCTAGATGTAAAAAAAATAAAAAAAAATTGTAACTTGCAAGAAAAAGATATGAAAACTTCTGAAGTATTAGATAGAGCTGCTAAGATAATGAGCTACAAAACTTATAGCACAAGAAGGAAAATAGATTCTTTGCTAGAGTTAGATAGTATGATGTACACAGAGAGGGGTATTGACTCAACTCTTAGCGAAATGAGAGAAACAAAAAAAGCTAGTAAAAGAATTTACAGGATGATAGCAGATATATCTCCTGTGGATGGATTTTTACTCAGAGCATTAAGCGTAGATATTCCTGAGATTGAATGAAACAAAAGAAACCTGCTAAAAAGCCAGTAAGATCCAAACTAGTAAAAAAGCTAGATGTGATTTTCTCTCAGTACATAAGAAACAAATATGCCAACAAAAGAGGGATAGTAAAATGCTTTACTTGTGATAGAGAGTATGAGGTGAAGAATATTCAAAATGGACACTTTATGAGCAGGAAAAACTATGCAACAAGATGGCACGAAGATAATTGCCGACCTCAATGCTATGGATGTAATGTTATGCAACAGGGGCAGCAGTATGTATTTGCAATGAAACTGGGAAAAGAAAAAGCAGATGAGATGTATCAGCTCAGCAAAGAGACAATCAAGTTCTCAAACTATGAGCTAGAAGAAATGATAGAATACTATCAAAAAGAATTAAAAAAACTATTGTAAGTACTTAGAAATGCTTATATTTGCTGCAAGTTATATCATAATGCTTGTTAGAAAGAGGTTAGAGTTTAAAAAATTCTGCCTCTTTTTTTTTGCAATTAAAATTAGTTATCTATATTTGTGAATAAATAACAACATTATGAATATTAAATACTACACAAACGAACAGCTTTGGGATGCTGTAAATAATCCTGAATTACTTGTAGCTTACAGAAGAGCTTGCAAAGAAGAGTTAGAGTCAAGAGGTAACTTTAAATTAGTAACTGATGACCTATACTGAAGATTTGCTAAGACTCTATGTGGCTAGAATCGAAGCACTAGAGAATCGTATAGAGGAACTAGAAGCAAAATTAGAAATATCTAAAAACAATTATTATGCAAAGTAAAATTACTCACGTAGAGCCAAAAGGAACGTGGAACAATGGACAGCGAACATTTAACAAGTATCAGGTTAGTTTCGCAAACGGAGACTCTCTTAGCTTTTTAGCGGTAGGAGAGTTTAAAAAGAAAGTAGGAGAAGTTATCTCTTATGAAAAGAATGAGCAGCATCAGACTGGTAAGCTAGTTTATGAGCAGCCTCAAGCACAAGCAAGTCCTAAAGATGATGTACAGAAATACATTATCAGACAAAGCTCACTAAACAGAGCTACAGATTTATTCTCAGGATCAGGAACTTGGGATGAAGAGCAGATTATAGAAACAGCAAGAATATTTGAAAATTACGTTTACAATGGATAACAAGAAACTTTTTGCAGATGGAATGTTTGCATACGAAACAGACAAAGACTGGCTACCTATGAGAATATCTTTTAGAGTTAAAGAATTTGCAGAGACTCTAATTAAGTACAAAGACTTAGCAGATCAGAATGATGGCAAGCTAAATATAGACATCAAGAAATCTTCTAAGGGAAGCCTCTTTGCAGAGATAAACACTTGGAAAAAAGAAAGAGAAGTAACTACTGCGGATCACTCACCTGATCGTCAGGAAGCAGATTTACCATTCTAAGACAGGGAGGCTTTTTGCCTCCTTTTTTTTTGTTTAACTTTTTTTTATATAACTTAGTATTATGATATTAAACATACAAGACCAAATTGACAAGCTAAATAAGATCCGCAAAGGAGAAGTAAGACAAGCCTATACTCTTGGAATACCTGACTTTGACGAGTATTTTAAATTATCCTTAGGACAATATAATATTATTTTAGGGCACGCAAACGTAGGAAAGACTACAACTCTTTTGTTTATTATGTTACTCTATTCTGTTAAACATAATTTAAGATGGTTGATATACAGCTCAGAAAATGAAGCTCACACTATTATTAGAAAGTTAGCTGAATACTTAACTGGACTTCCAATAAATAAAATTGAGCAAGATGTATTTGAAGAAAAAGCTAAGTGGATAGATAAACATTTTAAAATTATTGACCCAAATACGTTATATAGTTATAAGAAACTGCTGAATTTGGCACAAGAAATCAAAAAAGCGTGGGATTATCAGGGATTTATGATAGATCCTTATAACTCTCTAATGATAGACAAGACTGAGCTAAAGGGTATTTCTAAGCACGATTATGACTATGAAGCATCATCAGCATTTAGAGTATTTTGTAAAACAAATAATGTAACCATAATGCTATGTATGCACGCTGCTACAGAAGCTCTAAGAAAGCTACATCCTGCTAATCACGAATATGCAGGGCATCCTGTAGCTCCTTGGGGATCAGATGCTGAAGGAGGAGGCAAGCATATTAATCGTTGTGATTCATTTTTAGTTTTTCATAGAATGACTCAACATAGTCAAGACTGGATGTATTCAATGATGCACGTTAGAAAGATAAAGGACATAGATACAAATGGGAGACCCACTTCTATAGATAGTCCTATTATGATGAGGTCTGTGCAAAACAATGTAGGCTTTACGTTAAGAGGAGAAAATATGTTACACAAAACACTTGGAAAAATATGATAGAGTTTTTCTTTTTTGATTATGCAGTAAACATTCAATTTATACCTATCTATGGGTGTAACTTGGGAGTGCTTTACTATAATCCTAATTTGCAGCCTGATGAAGAGGATGTGCCTGAGGATGAGTTTTATCATCAGATCACAGTTATGTTATTATTTTTTGGAATACACTTGACAATTTGGAAGTATTATTAGAAGCATATAGAAAACACAAAACGTGGGTAGATATTGTTAAGTCCTTCGGGTGCAATCCTGACACTGCTGAGGATATAGTACAGGAAATGTATATTAGACTAAATAGATTATCTAATAATGGATTAAATATTACTTATAAAAATGAATTGAATTATTATTATATATATAAAATTTTAAAAACTATGTTTTTAGATTTAAAGAAAAAAGAAAAAAAAATTATGTATATAGATAATCCTCAAGAATATATAAATCAATTAGAGGATAATATGGATGTTAATGTTTCTTATGATGATTTATATCAAAAAATTATGAGCGTGTTAAATGAATTATATTGGTATGATAGAAAAGTATTTGAATTATTAGATGGTGAAATAAGTATATCAGAATTATCAAGAAATACTGGTATAACTTATGCTTCACTTTATAATACATATAGAAAAGTAAAACAAATATTAAAAAATAAATTATTATGAGACTAGGAGATTTATTAGAAACAATATTCAAGTACACAGGAATCAAGTGGCTAGTTAAAACAGTTACAGAAGCTGTAGGCGTAGAGGACTGTGGATGTGAAGATAGAAAGCAAGCACTTAATAAGATTAAAATAGATAGAAAATATGGAAGCACAAGATCTACCGAAGTGGGAAAAGTTCAGAGAAAAAAAGAGAAATAGCATCACTAATGCAGAGTTTGAGTTAATCTGTGAGCTGCACGCTAAATACTTTAATCACCAGTACTACAAGCCTTGTACTTGTAATCCTAAGACTGTAAAAAGATGGATAGCTGACCTGAATATGTACTATGAGGCTATCTGATGTACACAAGTGGGAGAAAGCAGTAATAGCAGTTCTTAATTTTGATGGATGGGATCTGCAATGGTGTGGAGGTGGCTATGAGCATTACGATGCTGTGGGTGCAACTCCTAAAGGAAACGAGTGTGTAATAGAGATGAAGTTTAGAACTACATACTATGACACTAAGATGCTAGAGAAATACAAATACGATCAGCTAATGGATATGCCTGCTGATATGGTTAAGCTATACTTTGTTAATGATCCTAAAGCTAATTATCTCTTTTGGCTTAATGAGATAGCTATGCCTGAGCCAGTAGAAATGTACTGCCCTGATACTACATTATGGACTAAGAGCAGAACAACAAAAGAAGTATATTTGTTAGAAGAGAGTCAAGCAACTATAATGAACCTAAACAATGAGTGATACAGTTACTAAGTATTTTGAGATGTTAGAAGCAGGAGGCTATATAACAGACACTACTGATGCTTTTATGATAGAGAAAGACCCTATAGTAGAAGCAGTAAAGTTTGAGCTAGATCAGAGAAGCAGAAGAGGAGTGCAAAAATACGGCACTACACTCTATGACAGCAATGAGCCTTTAGAAGAGTGGCTGCAACACGCTAAGGAAGAAGCCTTAGACTTTGCTTGCTACTGTCAAAAGATGATAACTAAACTTAAAAACGAAAAGTATGCCAATTCCAAAGCCTAAAGCAGAAGAGCAGCAGAAAGACTACATACAAAGATGTATGAGCAACTCTACTATGAGAGCTGAGTATCCTGATGAGCAGCAGAGGTTAGCAGTATGCTATACCATATTTAGAAAAAAATAATTTTTTTTTAAAGAAAACTTATTTATATTTGTTAAAAAATACAACATTATGATACAATCAAGAACTGATAAGGAAACTACTTATCTAAAATTAGAAACTCTTGAGGATATTAAGTATATGAATAACTTCAACTTAGTGTCCTCTATGCTTTTAAAGTGGTCTAAGATTAAAAAAAATCCTGACTTAAATTCTATGATGGAGGCTATGAATGAGATAGCTTTCTACAATCTCAAGCTAAAGAGAGAAAGAGATGACCTATTAGAGATTATCTCCACATATCGAGCTGATAAGATCAGAGCTATTGAAAGAGCTAGAAGATGTGAAGAAAAACTACAGAACTAATGGGATGTGTAATATATATGCTAGCCTTTGGCATTTTTGGATTTGTTATGGGAATAGCAGTAGCATTAAATAATAAAGAGTAAGATGATAACATTACTAGATGGAACACAGCATAACAAAAAGGAGCTTATAGAGCAGATGCACTCAGATGAGTTCTACTACGGTTACTTATCAAAAGCAGCTCTTAGTAGTTCTTCTTTAAAACTATTGCTTACAAGTCCTAAGACGTATTACAATGTTACTAAGTACGGTAATCCTGAAAGTCAAGCACTAAGAGATGGCTGGTTATTTCACACAGCTATACTAGAGCCTGATGTGTTTGCCTCTCAGATATTTGTAGATGTGGACAGCAAGAACTCTAAGGCTTACAAGTTAGCGAAAGAGGAACACGGTAAGGTGTTTACTAGAAAGGAAAAGCAAGATGCTGAGAGACTAGCTGATGCCTTTCTAAGAAACGAGAAGGCACTAAAGCTAATACAAGATGCAGAGTTTGAGATACCAATGATAGGAGAGGTGATGGGGATGCCTTTTAGAGCTAAAGCAGATGTATTAGGTAATAATAAAATCATTGATTTAAAGTCTACAAGCGATATAAAAGCTTTTCCTTATAGTGCTAAAAAATATGGATACTCTGTTCAGTGTTATTTATATTGTGAATTATATGGAATAGATTACAAAGACTTCACTTTTATTGCTATGGATAAAGGAAGTTTAGATGTTGGAATTTTCCATTGCTCAGAAGAATTTTACTTAGATGGAAAAGAAAAAACTATTAAAGCAATAGAAATATATGATACGTATTTTTTACAAGCTACAGATTTAGATCAATATTACTTAGAGGGAATATTATGAACATACTAGAAGAAGCAAATAAAATAGTAAACGAAAGATCAGAAGAAAAAGAAAGAATGTATGGACCTTTTTCTGAAGGAATGAAAAGAGCTGCTATGATAGCATCTGGAGCTACGGGTAAAGATATTACAGCTAAAGATATGTATATGTGTTTAGTTGCTTTAAAATTGTCAAGAGAATCATTTAATCATAAAGAAGATAATTTGTTAGACGCGGTAGCATATTTAGCTGCATTAAATAACTATAATAAAGATGATTTATAATAATGCACAAGAAGCTTTTGAGTTTTATTATTCATATATATCTAAGTATGGTGTCAATTTTAATAACACAAAAGCATTGTTTAATCAAAGTTTTGAAATATTAAATCCATTAGACAATAACATTAAAACAGAGTGGAGAAATTTTTCTATTAAATATGCTAAAAGAGAATGGCAATGGTATTTAAGTGGTGATCCTAATGCTAAAAATATAGCTTCTTTTGCTCCTATATGGAATAATATGATGGACAAAAATGGAAATGTTAGGTCAAATTATGGCTGGCAGTGGCAAAGAAACAATCAATTGTCTAAGGTCATAGATATTTTAAAATCGGACAAAAATAGTAGGCAAGCAGCTATATCTATATATGATGGCAAAGAAATAAACACTTATAAATATGATACTCCTTGTACTTATGCTATTCAATTTACTATATTAAATAATAAATTAAATATGAGTGTTTTAATGCGTTCTAATGATTTATGGTATGGATTCTGTAATGATCAATATTGTTTTAGCAAATTGCAAGAATTAGTTTGTAAAGAAATAAACATTGAAATAGGAACATATTATCATTTTGCTCACAACTTACATATATACAACAAATTTTTAAATAAAAATTAAATGTATTATATATATCATATTCCAGAAATAAAAAAAATAGGATGTACTAATGATTTAAAAAACAGAGTAGAAAAACAACAGGGATATAAAAAATATATAGTATTATATAAAACACCAAGTATTAAAAAAGCATCAGAAAAAGAAATAGAGTTACAAAAAAAATATAATTATAAAATAGATATAAATCCTTATTTTAAAGCTAGAAGTATGCAAAGTAAAATATACAAAACATCACACACTACTACATTTATAAATAGCAATAAAGAGAACATACATACTTATAATTTTCCAAAATATATAGATGTAAATGAAACAAGAATATATTTAAATGAAGATATGTTAAGGTGGATAAAGAGTAATAATCATAAATCTCAATACTCTGAAGAAAGATTTATATATAATCAGTCATTATTTAATTATTATTCAGCTAACAAAAAAAATAATATTTTTGATGATATAAGATCGTGGGCAAATGAAAGAGGTATATATGATAAAGGGGATCCTAAAACACAATTAATTAAACTATATGAAGAAACAGGAGAACTTGCCCAAGCATTACTTAAAAATGATAGAAAAGGTATTATTGATGCTATTGGTGATAGTGTTGTTGTACTTACTAATTTCGCTAAACTTGTCGGTACAGACATTGAAACTTGTATACAGTCTGCTTATGATGAAATTTCTAATAGAACTGGCGAAATGAAAAATGGTACTTTTGTTAAAAATAAATAATATGACCACTGAAGTAAAAGTAGCTAAGCAGATTAGCAAGTTAGCAGGATTCGATATCCTAAAGAAAACAAGAAAAAGAGAATACATAGAAGCAAGATCATTACTATTCTATGTTCTTAGTAAGTACTACGAGCAAAGAAACTGTAGCATTAAGAGGCATATTAAAGTAGGAGGCAAACCACTAAACCACGCTACGATACTACACTCAGTAAAGAGTTTTGAAATATACAGAAGATACAACAAGAACTTAGACAAGTGGCTAGATGCTATTACCATAGATGAGGATGACCAAAGCCCTAGAGAGCTAAAGATTAACTACATTAAAAGCAAGCTAGACTACTTACTACCTGAAGATATAGACCAGTTAGCAAATCAAGTCAGAGATATGTTTGAAGAAGCCATAATAGAATAAGATAGATTAAACCATTCAGACTTAGATATGAGCTATGTGGGCGAGCATTAATTTATACAAATTACACACAAATGAGAGATAAAGAGAAGTTTTTAGAAGTATTTGCCAATAACTTAGGCAATGTGCAGGACTCTTGCAAAGCAGCAGGCATAGCTAGAAAAACATTCTATAACTGGAAAGATGGTGATGAGGACTTTGCACAAGCAGTAGAAGAAATACAAGAGGGATTAATAGACTTAGCAGAAAGCAAGCTATTAGAGAACATAAAAAGTGGCAAAACAAATGAGATACTCTTTTACTTAAGAACAAAAGGAAAGTATAGAGGCTATGTAGAAAGGCAAGAGATAACAGGAGCTGATGGATCACCACATAAAATAGAAATAGAAATTGTCAATAAATTTGAAGATAAGGACGAATAAGGTCTTTCACTCTCTGCAAAAATCTGATAAAAAGATAGTAGCACATCAGGGAGGGACAAGATCAGGCAAGACCTATAACATCTTGCTTTGGATTATCTTTGACTATTGCGACAAGAACACAGACAAGACTATAACAATCTGTAGAAACACTTTTCCTGCTCTTAGAGCCACAGTAATGAGAGACTTCTTAGAAATCCTAAAGAAGCATCAGATATACTCAGAGCAATATCATAACAAAACAAACTCAGAATATAAACTCTTTGGAAACCTAGTAGAATTTATCTCTTTAGATTTTCCACAGAAAGTAAGAGGTAGAAAAAGGGATTTGCTATTCTGTAATGAAGCAAACGAGCTAACATACGAGCAATGGAATCAGTTGGTATTTAGAACAGAGGGTAGGATAATAATTGACTTTAACCCATCAGATGAATTTCACTTCATATACGACAAGATACTAACTAGAGATGACTGCGACTTCTACATAACTAACTACACAGATAATCCTTTCTTAGATCCTAGCTTAGTAGAGGAAATAGAAAGGCTAAAAGAAACAGATGAGCAGTACTGGCAGATATATGGACTAGGACTTAAAGGGATAAGCAAAGCTACTATATTTACTTTTACAGAAGGCAAGAGACCTGAGGATGCACAGCTAGTAGGATATGGTATGGATATAGGATATTCTGTTGATCCTAGCAGCTTAGTTGAGGTATATCAAAAAGACTACACACTCTACTGCAAGGAGCTGCTCTATAGAACAATGATGACCACAACAGACATTCATAGATTCCTACAAGAGCAAAACCTAGAGGAATATGTTTACATAGATTCAGCAGAGCCTAGATTGATAGAGGAACTCAGAAGAATGGGCAATATGGTAAGACCCACAATAAAAGGGCAAGATAGTATTAGAGCAGGAATCGACTTACTAAAGAGATACAAGCTAGTTATAGACCCTCAGAGCGACAATCTAATAAGAGAGATGCGTAACTATAAGTGGCAAGAAGATCGTACAGGAAAGCTGCTTAATAAGCCTCAGCAAGGTAATGACCACACTATTGATAGTTTAAGATATGCTACATATAACATCCTCTCTAGACCTAACTATGGAAAATATGCAGTAAGCTAAAAAAAAAGTTATTTTTATTTGTTAATTAAAAAAATAGTTATAAATTAGC